TTGCAGCGTGGAGGATTCTCGTAAGCTATCTCGGTCGAACTACAAGCGACGCATTTAGAGCCTTCAGGACCTCTAGGACTTCCGGGACTTCCTGGATTGTCGTCCTTCGTATTCATAACCTTCAATCACGATCATTGCTGTTACTGTTCGCTTTCCGCGTCTTCGGTCTCTTCGGCCGGACCGAGCTCCGGGCGGCGTCTACGCCGCATGCCGTTCCCATCCCTCTCTTGGTCTCTCTCCCTAGACCTATATCGCTCCCGATCTCTCTCATCTTCAACATCCACGATCTTCGTCTTCCTTCTGTACGTCTCACCTACGCCGCCTATCCGCAGCAACTCATCCCGATCGACATCATCCGGCGCGATGAATCCGGCCCTCGCCAGTCTTTCGATGAATTGCGATACTCTATCTGCGTCTTCTTTCACTACTCTCCCAGGCAGTACTTGCGGATAATCGCTCATCCTAGCAAACCCCGGGTTCAACTCAAACAATCTCGGAATCAGATGGATGTTGATTGTTTCGGCGATATTCTCCAGATAACCTTGGACTGCGATCAGAAATACTTCGTTCTGATTTCTACTTAGAGCAAATGATCCTACGCGATCCATCCCTAACATAATAAACTGCGATAGAAGCGAGGCGGCGATTCGCTTATCATAACGATTTACGATTCTATCTACATCGAACTGCCGCCGACTGGATCCCGATCCACCCAACAGCTTAATGTCCCAGCCGAACGGCAACGCCAACCCGTCCTGCTCATCGCGTCGCAACGACTTAATGAGCTCTTCTAGGCGGTGCCGCAGTGCGGCTGTGTCGGGATCGTTCGAGTCCAGATCCAACCCCTCAGGTAGATATAGCACCGGCAAGCCGATCAGATCTCTCTCGACGCCGACCGCTTCGATCTCTTCGATGTTTTTCTTGATGAACCACGGTCGATAGGCGTTACGTAGTACGCTTCTTCCTTCAGGGTTGTCGGTCTTTGTTCGAAAGAGAATGGCCTTTTGAATGGGAATATATACGGATTGAAGATCCGGAGGAGGTGCTTGCCACATTCCCAACACTCCACCATCGTCCTCAAGCTCCCAGTGGTCCAGCGAGGATTGCTTTCTGATCTCGATCTTCCTCCAGCCGATCCTGCCGTCCGTATACTTCGAAGCACCCTTCTTACGCAGCTTGTAGACGATCTCGAAGTACGACCACCCATATACCAGCATGGAAGTGACGTTTTCGATGAACGAATTCCATGTGTGGGACATGTCCGTCATGCATTCTTTGACGAAGACGGCTGCGTTCTTGTCGACGCGCTTCGACGAGGCGGGTTCTACGTACCACTGAACCGAGGCGATGAGTCGTTCGATGGCTTGAATGGCGGCGCCTACGATCGGATCGTTGTCATACATCTCGCGGTAGACTTTTACGCCCTGAGCGCCTTGGAGTGAAGTGAGGAATTCGTCGTAGATGTAGCCGCTATAGTGCTTAAAGCCGGTTTTGCCGATTTGGGTGAAATTTGCGTTTTTTGTGGCCATATTAGATGTTTCCTTTATACAAGTTCTATAAACACTCTATGCACGCCCTATACACTCTATACACGCCCTTATCTATATAGATCCGCATATCTCTTTCTTCCGACTCTACCACCCGACGAAGTCAAGATCGGCGTCGTCCCCAATATCCCACTATTTCCGCTTCTGTTTCTCCCTATCACCCTGCGGCTTTCATCAGCATCATCCATCGTCACGATCTCGCCTTTCGACGGAGAAATGATCGTTACTGACGGCGATTTATATTCATCTAATAAATATGGCGAGAACGTTAAAACAAAGGCATCTGCGTCGTTGGGGCTTCTCCCTAACATCGATCTCAATACGTCTTTTTGCATGATGCGTATTCTTCTGTCATTCACATCCCACTTGTATGTGATTGATGTTAATTCTTCGTCAAGTAGAGGCGTATCTAGCGGAATAGCTACTGTAGTGATGAACGTCTGCATATTGAAATATAGTTGTGCTCTGATGTTCGCGAATTGATTGTTTTTAGATGCTGCACCCACATGTATTCCTTTGACACATTTAGCAAACATCGACAGCGATGGATCGGTCTTTAGCATCTCGTGTAATGCATCTACAACGCCTCCGCCCAATCCAATCTCATCAATAAACACAGCTGTAGGTCTATATGCTTTTACCAGCTCCAATAGATATTTAGCTACTTCAACATTGTTATGTTGTGACAATTCACGTCGATCTATTACCGTAAATCCTTTAGCTATATAAATAACCGTGTTATCTCCACCGTAGCGTGCTGGATCACATCCGATAAATAGATTCTTGATGGGGTTTCCGTCCTCTTCGCCGATCCCCTGATAGCTACGTTGATGTGCTTCATACATAGCTTCCGGCGTTACTAGCGTCGAGTTGTCGGATTGTGGTGGTAGCCCCAAAACCTTAACGCGATAATAATCGCTGTTTCTTCCGTAAGTCTCGCGAACGCGATGGATCTCCGCCTTATCTGCGTGCTCGGCTTTTTCGGCCGAGATAAACTTCACCGACCAAAACTTATGAAACTTCGGATTAGTGATGATGTTATAGAAGAAACCCGATCGGCGTGTCGGGTTGGAAGCGAGTACGGCGTGTGCACCTGAAGTCGTAAGCGATCCTTCAACAGCCACCATCACCTGATCAGGTACACCACTGTTGCCACACCACAGAGGCGCTCCGCTTCCTTTGCCTGCTACGAAGACCAACGATGTAGGTACAGTTACACAATAGACGGGGCCGTTATATGCAACGGTTGAGACGGATCGCCCCGACATCGTAATGCATGTACCACCACCAAGGTCGAGATGGAAGATGTTCGATAGGCCGATGTTGGCTAGATCTTCGGCTTTGATAAGCTTGAAATTGTCGAGACCTCCGATCGATGCATACATCATGTGATCGGGGGTCACTGTTATGTCTATATGCTTGGATCTAAAGTTATAAAGCTCCCCATTGAACGTATATGTATGATAGCTTTTAGGTTTTAGCTTCACATAGAATTCATGCTTACCACCTGGAACCTTTGTACGAATGAGCATATCGGCGGTGAGCTCACCGATCGGCTTCCATCCCATATTCGTAGAAATTAACGTATTCGGATGATAACAAGCCTCATCTACCACAAATAGAATGTTGTCTTGATGGAAGCCCTGTAATCCTTCAACAGCAGCCGTTTTTTCTTTAGACGACGTCCTTCCTGTGGTGGCTACTGCGAACCATTGCTCGCCGCACCCGATAAGCTCAATGCGACGTTTCGTCTGAACAAAGTACTTGCGCAGAAATGGAGATTTCGCTTGCCACTTAGCCAGCTCGGCCCACAACACATCATAGAGCTGATGGCTGGACGGAGCCGTACACGGAATGCGCGGGAAGGGCCGTGTCGAGATGAAGAACCATATAGCTATAGCTAGCAGTGCGGTCTTGCCGACACCAGATCCGGCCGACCAAGCGCAGAATCTCTTCTCGATTAGATCTTCAAGAGCCTCGCGCTGCCACTTGTCGGCCTTGAACCCGCAGATGTCTTCGGCCCACCGCACCGGATCAAACGCATATTCGGCTTGAACGTCGATCAGCTCTTGGAAGGTTTCATCTTGGCGTGAGAACTCGGGTCGAAACACTCCCTTCGGCATTCGTGCGGCGTCCTGCAGAAAGCGCTGAACGTCGTCAGGCGACTCGGCAGGCAGCGGGCCGACCTCCTCGGCCAGGAAGTTCCTAATGAATGAATCGATGTCGAAATCAGAACCGGAACCAGAACCAGCCATACGCTTAACTCTCCAAAACAGCGCTGTCGATGTTGAACATCTTCAAAACGCCGTCAATGTCGTCCTCAGAAGCTTCTTCATTGTCGCTGGCGCTGGCGCTGGCGGCGTCGATTTGAGCGCCGTCCCCATTACCGTTGCTTGCAGCAGCAGAAGCAGCGGCGGATTCAGGCATTCGTGCGGCGTCCTCACCCTCATCTTCATCTGCTGCTTCCTTCGCTTCTTCTATCTCCACCTCCTCCACCTCTTTCACCTCTTCCGCCTTCACCGTCAGCATCTTCTTCTCTTCTTCCTGCTTCTTCCTTCTTTCCAGCGCCTTATTGAACCCCATCTCAATCAGCTGCACAATCTTCATATCTTCAGCGTTCTTCCTCTCCACATTGAAATATTTCTCCCCCACCAACAGCACATCTTTAGCCGCCGCCCTCTTTACCGATAACGGCGTCGCCTCAGACGTCATAATTTCATGTAACGTATCCAGCGCGATCGGCTGCAACGCCGCCAGCTTCGCCTTCACATCCATAGTTTCCACCACATACCTATTCAGCGCTTCGACCTGCAACCTTCTAAATTCCGCCTGGAACACCGGCGAGCTACACACCCTGCGAACCGTAGTGACCGATATGCCAAGTTCCGCAGCAACTTGCTCCTTGGTCATCCCCCGCAACAGCATCTCCATCATCGCCCGATGGGTCGTCGTAATATTCGAAAGCTTGTATCCCGGATACGTCTTGTGCTTGTTTTTCTTGATGCGCTCCGGTCTTCTTTCGTCTTTGCTGATGTCATTGCGATTTCTGCGGCTTTTGCCCTCTTTGACGATTTCAGTTAGCTTCACAACGATAGCTCCGATCGGTTTTTGGATGATTCGACCACTTTCGGCCATCTTCGAACATCTTCGAACATCTTCATGTGTTCCCAATCGGATATACTATCATATATAGATGCGATATTTTTGAGTTTTGAGCTTTTTTGAGCTCTTTTTGGCTCTTTTTAGCTATTTTTTCATCATTTTTCTCTCTTTTTTTCATAATTTTTCGCCAATTTCCGCCGATTTTCGCCGATTTTCGCTCGCTTTTTTACGCTTTTCGCTCGCTCTTTCTCGTCTTTTGCACCTAACTCGCTTTGAGTATCATCTGTATCGATATGTTTCG